CTCTCTGGGTCATAACACTCATGCATCAGTAAGTCCATAATGGGGGCACCAAGGCCCTTGGCGTCAATACCGATATAGTCGCAGTCAAACCATTTAAAATAGCGGCGCAGTTTTAACACAAGGTCCTGTGTGATGATACCTTCACAGTTTTCCGTATATACCATGTTGCTGGTATATCGTCCACTGTTGCTCGGTATCATGTTGTTTAAGAAAATACTCGTTGCGTCGTTATCGCTGTGTTTAGAACTCATCAGAGCAATATCGACCGTCAAAATACGCTTCTCCCCAGGCTTTTTCTTGGGCGGTTCAATAGATCTGCCTGCCAAGATAGTGCCCGGCGCATAAAATGCCTGCTTCAGATTGCGTACTTTATTGATATCTTCAAAGCTGAACAGACCGCCATCGGTCACGCCGATAAACATGGCTTCCATCTCCATACGGAACTTAATGTCACTGAACGAAGATTCGGACATCTCATCCTCAACCTGCTCCAACGACAGCATACCCTCTTTTACAGGCATCTGATACGGGAACCGGAAGCAGAAATATTTTTTGTCTGTGGCGTACATATTATAGAAATAGTCCTGGCACAGCTGCCACGACCAATGCGATTGAAACCATGCTGAACTCAAGTACATTTCAATAGGTCGTTCCAGCAAATGTTTGTACTGCTTCTTCCGTAAATAACCAGGCTGGCGTGCAACCGTCAGGAAACGACGCAGGACCAGATCAATGACATCCTTGTCGATCATACGGAACTCATCGCAAACCAGAATCGTAGCACGATGTCCGCGGGAGGTATCGCTCGCTGTAACAACTTCGATAAAGCTGCCATTACGGAATGTAATCTCAGCCTTACTTTGATTGATGACAACATCTTTTATCTCACTGCGCAATAGCGGAGACATTGGCATAAGTTCCTTGGTTATCTTTTCAAGAACCTGCGCACCTTGACTTCGAACCTTTGCGCAAACCACTATTTTGCTGTGCGGATAAAGAATCGCCTTATAAACGATGAATACTGCTGTCAGGAAAGTCTTGCCTAGCACATTGTTATCCTACCGGCTTTTTATCCGGCAGTTCTTATGGTTTCCCATAAGGTCAGCATACATTTTCATCCATGTAGGATGTCGGACACTCGTGGGCAGATTATATTCTATCTATGATAGGGTCACTGCCTATGCGTTACAATACTGCACTTTATTAAAGGTACAGTTATCTCGGTATCAGCATTATCAGCCTTTACCGATTTTGCCCGATGCACTCAAGCAGATTTCTCCACTTGTGGGCCTAAATCGACCACGACTTCCAATGAAGCAGAAATTCGTCGCCAGATTCATCATAAAAAGCAAGACGACCTGGAACGGATGCAACTCTAAGTTTAAATAGTCCTTGCAGAATCGGTGCGGGTTCGCTCTGTAAAAAGAACACCACTTTGCCACCGCGTTCATGATTTGCGTAGCCTTGTCATTTGCAACTTCTTCTGCCGTTCTTTTCTGAGCCATGACCTACCACCTCACTTTGCAGCTTCGGCGGCCTCATCAGGCTCATCGTCGTTCATGTAATATTCCGGCTTGTGCGCGGTATACCGCTCCATTTCAGCGTCATATTCCTCTTTATAAGGGTTCTTCAGCTTAAACAGTTCGCACAATGTCCCAAGCACCCACACACGGAAATAGTGTCCTATACCGTCTACGTCCTTCCACGCCGGGTCAGGCTCCGGGATCGGATCTGTCCTCTCCCACTTTTCAATCAGCGTGCCAAAGGTGTTTGCCTCGGCCAGCGCGTTGTCATTTGTCTGGTTAGGCTTGATATTGGCTGAGCCCAGTAAGCTCTGCAGGTTGTCATTGGCAGTTTTAATGTCCTTGACATCGCCACTCTTGGCCGCGCGTTCACAGGCAAGCTCGCCAATGCAGATATTCTTGAACAGTACCTCCTGCGCCTTGGTCTTGCATTCATACCGCGTTGTCCAATCTTTGTACTCTCTATCCAGGAACAGATACTCCTGATCCTTCATAGATGTTCCCCAAAAATCAAGCATACGCTGGCTGACACGCCCCTTGGCATCTACTGCTTGGGAGTTATCATCAACCTCATTGATGATGCGGCCATTAACTTCTTCCAGGTAATCGTCAAAGGTCTTGTTGCGGTACTGTACAATGTTCAACTGCTTGACCCATGCAGCCATGCGGGTAAGATTCGCTGCACGATTTGCCGTAGATCTGAAAATTTTGTCGTTGTAATACATATCAAACCGCATACAAACGCGCTTTGCAGCATCCTCTTCATTGCCAAGCGTCTTGCAATAATGGTCGTACAACTTGTCAACACAACTCTTGCAACTCGGCATAAAATGATTATTCCCTGCCCACAGCTGACTTTGGCTCGGATAAAAGTTATCCTTTTGGCGTGTAAATTTCTTATGACACGTCACACAGAAAAACACTTCCGGCTGGTCCTCCTCCGCCATAATACGCTGGATTCGCGCCTGCGCCTCTGCGTGCTCTCGTAAAATCGTCGCTTTGTTTTTAGCGCCTTTGGGTCGCCCCATTACGGATCACCCACCTTGTTTTCTGTTGGGTTACCGTCCTCGTCAAAATCAGCAAACTGATTACGGCCACCGTTACTCCAATAGTTCACAATCGCTAGCAGCTTCGGTGTCCGCTTAAACACACAAAACGGTGCGCCGGTAATATCGTTCACCTCGCGCTTCTCGTAGCTAAGTCCATATGCCTTCAAAAAGTTTGTCAGGCGGCTAGAATAGCTGCAAAAAAACTCGGGCTGCTTTTTAACATTCTCCTCCAAAAACTCACTTCCCTTCCCTTTAAAAATACCGCTGCGTTAGTCCAGCTTTACATCATAGGCACAGTCCAGCCCTAGGTCATTTACGACCAAAACTGTCTGCTCCGGTTTATTCTTCAATCGCTTATCCATACAATAATTGTCAGGGCCATCCACGCAGCCGCTCTCGTAGACCTTCGTGTCGTACACGGTGGTCAGGCCATTGGTATGTCGGTGCCCCATCAAAACGATGTCTGGCTTTATGCCAGTCATCATGGTCAGGCTGTTCACTACTCCTGCAGGAGTATCCTTGTCTCCATGTACAGCAAACACATTCTCACCACGCACAGCAAAGCGAACCATCGACTCGTCAAGATCGGTATCACAGACATGGATGTTGTTAATCTGCGCACATTTTGCCTGCAGATAATAAGTCACAAGCCGATCCAGATACTCGCCGTGCTCGTTGTCTTCCTTGTTGGGAAACACCCGGCTGTGGTTGCCCGGCACGCTGTAGACGTCTACACTTAAAAAGAGTTTCGACATCTCCGTCACGAACCAGCTCACAGCCTCACTGGCGCTGATA